TGTCGGGATTTAAACAATCTTCACCTACTTCATACTGTTCATACTGTTCATCTATACCAAACAAGCCTTTGTCAAGTATCTCACATTGACAACCTTTAGCGATTAATACAGTAGATAAAGCTCCACCTATAAAACCAGCACCACCAATAATTAAGACTTTCATAATATAATCCTTTGTAAGTTAAAAAGAAACAGCGTTATGAAATTCATAACGCTGTTCAATTTACTTAAGCAACCAAATATTCAAATACTATTAGCTAGAGCTTGAATCTTCAGTGGTCGCGAGGTCGCTGATCGCTACCATCGCATCTTTACGATTGTAGTTAAAGGCGATACGTTCGCTACCGACATATTTAGTTTGGTCGGCTTCAATTACTTCTTTGGATTTGATTTTGATTTTACGACGGTCACCCAATTCAGGGCTGTTCTTGTCAAAAATCACGATTGTGGAATCTGGAGCAGACGGAACTTCATAGAAAGGTATGCCATAAATGACACCAACAATTCCACGTGCTTCTGCAGGACTTCCAGACGGATTTCCAGTGATGAACGAAGCCAGCGCTTGACCAGAAACACTTGCATCCTTGAAATGACTGTCTTGGCGAACATACATCGCCTGAATAGAGGGGAGTAATCCAACCAAGCTACGACGAGAACGACCATATTTACCGAGGTTGTAAATAGCTCTGTTTACATTGTCAAGACTGAACAGCGCACCGCCAGCATCAACAGCATCAGAAGCATCATCACCAACAGCAGTACCGAAAATACCATCGCAAATTAAACGTGGGTCAAACTTGAACCAATTTACAGTTGTGGCAAGAGTCGGAGTTGGAGCATTTGCAAGATGGTCGGGTTCACCGCCAACAAGAGCAGATTCTTCAGCTTCCCCAAAAGCTTCACCGAAGTCTTTGAGAATTTCCTGTTCCATGTCCTGAGGAACATCTTCGTTTGCTTCTTCATCAATGGGAGTATAAACCATCAGTTTCTTGGCTGTCCAAGTAACTGTTCCAGTGCTATACTGTGACATCACAGCAGTAGTTCCATCTGGAATGTGATAAGCGGAAGTTCCACCGAGTTTCGCAGGTTTTGTTTTGGTACGGCTGTGCATTCTGAAAGCAGGTCTCAGAAGTGTACGCATTACATTGACATCGCGGATGTAACCAATTACTTCGCGAACAACAGGATCTGGAAGATAACCAGTGAGATTTCCACCAGTAGCAACCGAGAGTGCCTTTGTGATAAGTTCCTGATTCATAATAACTTTTCCTTATGTTATTTGTTAATTCTTATTGAGTAACATCTTTCTTTTCAGAAATCTTTTACTTCAATCCGTAGAATCCACCCTTACGACAGATTGCCATAAACAAATGATTCACAGATTTTTCTTCCGACGGTGTAAGGGCTTTAGCTTCATCGGATTGCGGATTTTTCACACAATGAATTGCAAATTCACAGGATGGGTCATCATCAATTCCTTTAAAAGCCTTTACAACAGCATCACCAGTATTGTCATCGTCGTTGTCGTCATCAGCATCGGAGCCTTTACGACCATCAGAATCAACACCACCTTTAAGAACAGTCATGGCTTCTTTGACGAAATCACCAATATTTTCTTTAGTGATTTTAACTTCATCACCAGCACCATCAGCTTTCATGCTTTGTTTCACCAAAGACAGAATATCTTTTTTGCTGAGTGGGCGAGTCTTGATAGACTTTTTCACTTTCTTTTGCTTTTTGATTTTAGCTGTTTTCAACTTAACGTTTTTAACGACAGTTGAAGCCATTGCTTCTTTAACAGCGGAAGCAACATCTTCCTTAGTTAAAGATTCACCAGAAACACCCTGTTCTTTCATCAGGTCTTTCACAATACTAGGAAGCAACTCTTTAAGGACTCCCTTAAGTGAAGCTTTCTTGCTTTTTTTAGCCATCTTTAAATCTCCTTGTTTTTTTGTTAAAGATTTGCCTGTTATGTTTGTTATATTAGCCCTTGTGTTACACGGAACAGTAACGATAGAGATTTCATGTAAATCCATACTTAAAATTCTGCATGATCTTATGCGACCATCTTTATCTTTATCTAATTCGTATTTTCCAAGAGAATAACCAATGGAAAAGGAATTTAAAATTCCCTCCTTTATTTGTATCCAAATATCTTCAACGCTTTTCGCTTTAGAAATTTGAACCTTTACAAATAAACCTTTTTTATTAACAGTCGCTTCAACAACCTTACCGATAGACATATCACGATTATGGTTATAAAGAACTGTATTGTATCCTTTGCGTTTAATTTTGGTAGCCACCATTTTCAGTGCTTCAACAGTAACAATATCTTCAACACGATCTAAGTGAGTAGTAGAAGCATAACCCTCTACATACCTTTTACCATCTTTTTCGGTCGCTTTACTTGTCTTAAGTAAAATGTCTGGAGTTTTCTTTGCTTTAAATTGTTGTTTTGTCATTTTAAGAAGACCTCGCTATTTTTCACAACATTTTTTAAATTTTCTTTAACTTTATCAGCGCCGTCGCACCCTGAATCAAGTAGTGCTTGTTTTATTTCATTTTCAATTTCAACCGATACTGTCTGTCTTATATTGCTGTTACCCTTTATCTTTCTTTTTAACATTTCAACCATCGTACTGCTACTATAGCCATCATGCATGATTTTATAAATTGCATTAAGCAAATCAGCAGTTTTGTCGTCTTTCGGTTTTGGTTCTTTTGGTTTTGAAGAATTATTATCACTCGCACTTGGCGGATCCATTAATTGTCCTGTATCTGGGTTTACTAATTTACCTCCTGGCATTACTATCGGTGCATCACCCCAAGCTACAGGGCTTAGTTTTCTTCTTGCACGAACTTCATTAATAGTAATAACTCCAGTCGTAATATCGTCTCTATCCATTTTTGCTTGTGTTTCAATATCACTAGAATCAGCTCCAGGAAAAGTAATTTCTAAATTAGTAAATCCAAATCCCTGATGTAAAATTTCTTTAGTATATACGTAAGCTTCCATTTCAAGCAATGGTTTAATTGCTCCATCCATGTATACTTCTTTTTGCTGTGCGCTGTTCAGCTTTCCAGTCGTACTGGTAATATCACCCATAATAAAAGGTTGCATAGCAAACACAGCATAAATTTTTTGTTTCAATTCTTGACCATATTCAACAAACTGCATATCCCTGTTATTCATAGCCATCTTAACATATTTTACAGGCACATTAACAGCCGACATTTTATGAGCATTTGAATAACCCTTATGACTAGACTTCCAATATTGATTAAAGTCTTTTAATTGTCGTTTTGACATTCCCTCAAGAGAAATAATTCCAGAAGACTCAGCACCATTCATGAAAAAATTGGAATTATAAGCGGCTCGTATAATATCGCTTGCTACAGCGCTCGCCAATGTATCTAAAGGTTTCTCTCCATACACACTCATAGTAGTTGGTCTATATACTGTATGTATAAGTTCATCCCTTGTATAGTATATTGTTTCACCATTCCTTTGATGAGGTGGTGTCAGCTTATATGCTCTCCTTTTTAAATTTCCATGCTTATCAGCCATCATTTGAATATCTTTTGCGATAACTGTATATAATTCAAGCAAAATACGAGTTTTCTTGTCAAGAACTTTTTCTATCGCTCCACGACCAACCACTAAAAGATCTTTTAAAAATTTTTGGCGAATTTCTCTAAACGATTCGTTGTTTTCATTTGGGTCAAACAAAAATTCCTCAACCATTTTTATTTGTCTTTCGTGCATTGGCTTTACTTTCATGCTTCTGTCACGAAGTGTCACCTGTGGCTTATGTTTAACAGAATCTAAAACTATACGATTAACTACTGCATTAACCCATTCATTGCCTTTATAAAAAGATAGGGCTGTTTCGTCGTCAATTCTTATAGTTTGTGGAACTATAACACCATCAGCAACATAATTTTCAATAAACCCAGAAGCACTTTTAGTATTATACTTCTTATGTTTTATTAAGTCGCTCGCTACAATTTTTTTAGTCATAAATTACCTATGTATGGTTAAATCAATAAAACCGCTTCCATTGGCTGTTTCTTCTTCCAATGTGCTAATGACACAACTAACTGAATCCCAAATATCTTTAGAGTTATGAACCATAACCCCATTACCCAACATGAAATTATTATAGATTGGAACTGTTATGTCATACATCTTTCTTTTAAAACACCTTACAATTTTAACACTCTTAACAATTTTATCTTCTTGA